GAACTTGCCGGGTGGTTTCCGTACACGGGGTATGCGTATTAGGGGTGGTGATACGCCTATCGCCCCCGGCGAGTTCAGAGATGTCGATGTACCGACCGGTACAATCCGCGACAACATCATGCCTCTCCCATATAAAGAGCCTTCGATGGTTCTTCAGAACATGCTCAACACTGTTGTTGATGAGGCTCGTCGCTTCGCAGCAATGGCTGACGTGCAGGTCTCGGATATGCAGGCTAACGCTGCTGTAGGTTCTACCCTTGCAGTTCTTGAGCGTCAGCTAAAGACAATGACTGCGGTCCAGTCTCGCGTACACCACGCGATGAAAAGCGAGTTCAAGATTCTCAAGCGCATCGTTGCTGAGATGTCTCCTGAGTCTTACGAATATGACGCGGTTGGCAATGAGCCGATTGGCGCTCGTCGTATGGACTACGAGATCACCGACATTATTCCTGTATCTGATCCTAACGCTTCGACAATGGCGCAGCGTGTGGCTCAGTACCAATCACTGTTGCAGTTAGCTCAGCAGCAGCCTGAAATTTACGATCTACCAAGATTGCACCGTCAGATGATCGAGGTCCTTGGCGTTAAGAACGCTAACGAGCTGGTTCCTGACAAAACTGACATCAAACCGATGGACCCTGTTACTGAGAACATGGCTATGCTGCAAGGTAAGCCAGTTAAAGCGTTTGCGTATCAGGACCATGAGGCACACATCGCAGCTCACATGGCTGCGGCACAAGACCCTAAGCTGCAAGAGATTCTGTCGAAAGACCCGAAAGCTCAGATGAAGATGATGGCTGGACAAGAGCACATCAACGAGCACTTAGCGTTCGCATATCGCGCACAACTCGAAGAGCAGTTGGGCGTACCACTTCCAGAATATGACGCGGAGAACGGAGAGTCACTGCCAGAAGAGGCTGAGATCGCGTTGTCACGTCTTGTTGCGGAAGCAGCACAGAAACTACTGGGTAAAAACTCGCAAGAGGCTCAGGCAAAACAAGCCGAACAGGCTAAAAACGACCCCGTTGTCCAAATGCAGCAGAAAGAACTTCAACTGCAAGAGGGCGAACTACAGCGCAAGATGAAGAAAGACGAGATGGATCATCAGATCAAGCTTGCTCAAGTTCAGATTGACGCTGCACGCGTTCAGTCTGATGAGAAGAAAGCTGGTCTTAACGCTGGCATGAAGCTCAGAGAGACTCAAGCAAAGATTGATTCTGAAGAGCGCAAAACAGGTTTTAAAGAGGGCATGAACCTTAGAAAAGGAGGATAAATGCTTACAACCTTCGCCGCCAAGGCGCAACAAGAGCTGGATATTCAAATCACCGACGTGAATATCTGGCTAACCAGTGGTAAGGCAAAAGATTACGCCGAATATCGCTACATGGTCGGGCAATTAACTGGCTTAAAGTCAGCATACACGCTTATGGATGAACTCATACGCGCAGCAGAAAATTCGGAGGACTAAATGGACGCCGCAGAAAATATCGAACTGTCCGAAAAGGACGTTCCAACCCCAACAGGCTACCGCTTGTTAGTGGCACTGCCACAAATCAAAGAGACCTATGGCGATACAGGCATCGTCAAAGCTCAATCTGAAATCAAAAACGAAGAGCTTTCTTCTATGGTGGTTCAGGTTGTAGATATGGGTCCAGACGCATATGGTGACGAAAAGCGTTTCCCGAATGGTGCGTACTGTAAGGTCGGTGATTACGTAATGATCCGCGCTTACTCAGGTACACGTTTCAAAACTCACGGCAAAGAGCTGTTCCGTCTGATTAACGACGATTCAGTAGAAGCTGTGGTTAACGACCCTAACGCATTTTCGAGGATTTAAGACATGGCACTTGTTAACCAAGATGATAGTTTTGACGATACTGAGTTCGTCGTAGGTTCAGACCCATCAGGCATGCCACCGGGCATGAAAGCAGTACAGGACGAAGATGAAGTCGAGATCGATATTGAGGAAGAAGTTGAAGCCCCTAAGAAGAAAGAGGCCAAAGCAGAACCTGAAGACGATTTTGAAATCGAAATCATTGATGACACTCCAGAGTCTGACAGAGGCCGTGAGCCGCTTCCTGATGAAGTAAAGGCGGAACTTGAGAACGTAGACGCTGAAGAATACTCAGCTAAGGTCAAGTCTCGCATTGATCAGATGAAGAAAGCTTGGCATGACGAGCGTCGCGCTAAAGAGCAAGCTGCTCGTGAGCGTGAAGAAGCCGCAGCCATGACTAAACGTCTGATGGAAGAGCGTGATGCGCTTCGCCGCCAACTAGCCGAAGGTGAAAACTGGGCGCTTGAGCAGGCTAAGCAACGCACTGCGCTTCAACTAGAACAAGCTAAACGTGCGTACCGCGATGCGTATGAGCAAGGTGACTCAGAAATGATCACTGAAGCTCAACAGCAACTAAGTCGTGCTACGTACCAAGCTGAACAGATGGCTGGTATGTCTCCCCGTTACGCTTTACAACAGCAGAACGAGCAGGTATATAATCAGTTCAAAGAGCCAGAACAACCGGTTCGCGCACCCGCTCCTGATCAGAAAGCAGCTGATTGGGGGTCGCGAAACACTTGGTTTGGCGAAGATGATGAGATGACTAGCTTTGCGCTAGGAGTCCACCAAAAGTTAGTTAGAGACGGTATTCCGCCTTCTACTGACGAATATTACGAGCGTATTGATGCTCGCATGCGTGAGGTTTTCCCAAGCCATTTTGGTGTGGAAGAGTCTCCAAAGAAAGAAAAGCGACGCCCAACAACCAACGTCGCACCCGCTGGTCGCACGACCAAGGGCAAGAAGGTTGCATTAACACGGTCTCAACTGGCGATTGCTAAGAAGCTGGGTGTATCACCTGAAGCCTACGCGAAAGAGTTGATGAAGCAACAGGAGTCTTAAAATGACACAACGTGAAGCAAAACCTCTCAATCGTGAACAATCGACACGCGAAGAAACCGCGCGCGTAAAGGCGTGGAAACCAGCGAGCGTGCTCCCTGATCCCACCCCTGTCGACGGATATAAGTTCCGTTACATTCGTAAAAGCATGTTGGGAGTGAATGACCCAACAAACTTCTCACGTAAAACTCGTGAAGGTTGGGAAACCTGTCGTTTAGAAGATCACCCAGAGTTATCTCTGATGGTCGACAATGACGCAAAGGCATCTGGTCTCGTAGAGATCGGTGGTCTCATCCTCTGCAAAATGCCGACTGAATTTGTTGAGCAGCGTCGTGAATATAACGACCGCCGCAATCAAGCTCAGGTGGATTCTGTAGATAACAGCTTTATGCGTGAGAACGACCCTCGCATGCCGCTATTCTCGGACAAAAAGTCTTCGACTAGCTTCGGCAAGGGTTAAAAACTCTTTTTCTTTTTTATGGAGATAATCTCATGGCTTACGGTTTACGACCTGTAAAACGTGCTGACGGCATGCCATATGCCGGTGCAGTTACAAACTATTTGATTGACCCAGCTGGTGAAGCAACTAACTTGTTCAACGGACAGCTAGTTACTCTTGGCAGCGACGGTTACATCGCATTGGCGACTGGCGACGGTTCAGACGCTACCACTAACAACCTCGGCGGCTCTAGCATCGGTGCTGTAGGCGTATTTGTTGGTTGTTCTTACACCAATGACCAAGGTCAGACAGTACACTCTCAATACTACCCATCAGGTGCATTGAATGGTGTGGCTTACGTTGTTGACGATCCAAACGTATTGTTTGAAGCGGACCTAGATGGCGCTGCTTCTCAAACTATGATTGGTAACAACGCTTATTTGGCGGCTGTTCAGTCAACTTCAACTGGTTCAACCACTACTGGTAACTCAACATCTGCTTTGGATCAGTCAACTGTGGCTGCAACCACAGCGGCATTCAAGATTGTTGAGTTGCGCCCAACTACTGGCGCTAATGCGGTATTAGTCAAGATCAATTCTGACTACCACCACATGACCCGTAACACTGGTGTATAAGGAGTAATTAACAATGGCAATTTCACGCGCCCAAATGTTGAAAGAGCTCCTACCGGGCTTAAACGCGTTATTCGGTATGGAGTACAACCGTTATGGTGAGCAACACAAAGAGATTTTCGATACTGAAAGCTCTGATCGCTCATTTGAAGAAGAAGTAAAGCTTTCTGGCTTTGGTCAGGCACCTGTTAAGGGTGAAGGCTCAGCGATCTCTTATGACGCTGCGCAAGAAGCGTACACTTCTCGTTACAACCACGAGACTATCGCTCTTGGTTTCTCAATCACTGAAGAAGCGGTTGAGGACAACTTGTATGACTCATTGTCATCTCGTTACACCAAGGCACTGGCTCGCGCTATGGCATACACCAAGCAAGTTAAAGCTGCATCTGTGTTGAATAACGCATTCGCATCTTCTGGCTACACTGGTGGTGATGGCAAGACCTTGTGTGCAACTGACCACCCATTGGTATCAGGCGGCACAAACGCTAACCGTCCTTCAACTGACGCTGATTTGAACGAAACTTCTTTGGAAGCAGCAATCATCTCAATCGCAGATTGGACTGACGAGCGTGGTCTGTTGATCGCAGCTAAAGCTAAGAAACTGATCATTCCTTCAGAATTGCAATTCGTTGCAACTCGTTTGTTGGAAACTCAGGGTCGTGTAGGCACAGCTGACAACGACATCAACGCAATCATGAACAATGGTGCAGTTTCTGGCGGTTACGCCATTAACAACTTCTTGACCGACAGCGACGCATGGTTCTTGACCACTGACGTTCCTAACGGCTTGAAGCACTTCGTTCGTACCGCGTTGACCACTAAAATGGAAGGCGACTTCGATACTGGTAACGTACGTTACAAGGCTCGTGAGCGTTATTCATTCGGTTGGTCTGATCCATTGGCGATCTACGGCACAACTGGTGCATAAGCACTAGCTGAGAGGGGGTCTTCGGACCCCCTTTTTATTTCCCAAAATGTGTGCTAAAAAGAAACGGTACAATTTGTATAGATTCGCAGGCGTTAGCAACCTAGCGAAGTTGACGCCGGACACGGCAGGAGCATAATCATGGCAGCTACTAATTTCTCAGGTCCAGTTGTATCAGCTGGCGGTTTCACAGGCGACGTAACCGGTTTCGCTACCCTTCCAGTTTATGATGTTGCAGGCGCACCAGACGCAGCAGATTATGCAGTGGGCACTCTTATTGTGGTTACTGATGGCAACGCAGGGGCAGGCACAATTGCTTACTCTGACGGTACAGACTGGATTGCTTCAGCTTCTGGCTCAGCTATCTCTGACTCTTAATAGGAGATCGACATGGCGGTTTCTACCCAGACGATCCATGATGGTCCGCGTACTGCGGTCATCAAGATCACCAATGACGGCTTGACTGACGAAAGCTCAGCAGCAGTCGTTAAAGTGGACGCGTCCGCTCTGTCTGGTAGTTCAACCAACCTAAAGATTAAGAAGTTGACCGCTGAAGTGATGCCTACTACTGGCATCGTTTCTGTGTATTACGACGGTGCAACTGACGCTTTGGCTTGGATTCTGAACTCTCACTCAGATGTTAAGGATTTCACCGAAATCGGTCCTATCCCTAATAACGCGACAACTCCTACTGGTGATATTTCAATCAAAACCAGTGGCGCTAGCATTAGCTACGCGATCATCATCGAAGTAGTTAAGGGGTCATAAGCATGGATAATGAAGGCGCTCGCAAGTGGTGCGAGAAGAACTACGATTCAGACCCTGACTACTGTGATGCTTTAGGCTTCGGCAAGAAAGGCATGAAGTCTGGTGGCAAGGTTAACGGCTACAAAAAAGGTGGCGCGTGCCGTGGCGGTCGTTCTGCTACTCGCGGAACTAAGTTCTCTGGCGTTAAGTAATGGCTATTAGTCGAGCTAATCTGCGCAAGCAGATGGAAGGTAAGATGAAAAAGGTTAAGAAGTTCCAAGGCGGACGTGGTGTGTTTCCGATTGGCGCCGGTGGCGGTCGTTACGACTATGAGCGTCACAACCCTCCCGGCTCTAAAACTAGCGGTATGCCAGACTACGCAAAGCCTTTCTTCGACGACTATATGAAGTCGCAGAAAGAAGACGCAGCGGAAGCTCGTCGAAAAGCTGCTAGGGGCGCAATGCGCGGAGCTAATATGCCTACTACTCAAGGCGCAATGGGTTCTGGTAGTGGCATGAAGAAAGGCGGCAAGGTCCGTGGTTCTGGCTGCTGTAAACGCACCAAGAAATGTAAGATGTACTAATGGCTACGTCAGGAAGCAGAGATTTTAAACTCGACGTCTCGGATGTAATTGAAGAGGCGTACGAGTTAATCGGTTTAGAAATGCGCACCGGCTACGATGCGCGTAAGGCACGTCGCAGTCTGAATGTTATGTTCCAAGACTGGATGAATCGTGGCGTAAATCTCTGGACGGTTAATCCAGTAAGTCTCACTTTACAAGTTGGCGTAGCTGCTTACACCTTAAACTCGTACGATGTGGACTTGATGGAAGTGGTTCTCCGCCGTGGCACCACTGACTACACCATGGACCGCATCACTCGTGAAGACTATCTGAACATCCCTAACAAGACTCAGACTGGTCGTCCGACCCAGA